GTTTAAATCTATAATAATAGAATTTTTTTGCCTAGTAAAAATTAGAATACACAAAATAATTAAATGAAAAACTAATTATTATATTTAAAAATTTCAAAAATATTAAATTCTTTGAAGAATCAAAATGCTTTCGGGAGACTATGGAATGTTCAATATGTTTCAAGAAGAGGGAATATCAGGTAGTAGACTCAGAAATAGACTTCCGAGTTCCATGCCACAACAATCCCATGTAACAACATCCTTGTCAAATCACGAATTGTTGAGAATGATAAATAAAGATTTCAATCCCCATGATCCAAAAAATCGATCGGTGCTCCCCTCTTATGAGAATCTTCGTTCTGGACTTCTTCAATTTGATGTACATGATTATAACCTTGATATCCAATCGTTAATTCCAGACATAATGAGCATTGAAGATTACGAGGGAAGTGTCCCTGAATTAGAAGATATTGTTGACAGATCCTTGAAAATAACTGTTGAATATAATATTGACTCTGTTAATGCAATGGGGTTTCAGGGAGGAGATGATCCAATGTCAGAAGTGAAAGATCTAGTAAGAAATTACACTCAGTTTAGAAATCACAACAAATTTAAATCTCTTAGATCAAAATGTATCATAGAGAAGATTTTGAAGATGGGAGTATATTTGTCTGGATCTAAGGATATGAAAATACTTGACTCGAAACATAAGGCTCACAAAAGCAAAACCAGTTATATCGGTGGATGGGTAGAGCACAAAACATCGTTCACTCGTTACTATGAAAATACAAAGATCCCAGGATATAGATTTTTGGTTTCTTCTGACTGGGCCATGATAGAGAGGAATAATAAATGGTATGTTGGCCACAGAGATCATTTCATTATGCTGTCAGATGTAAGAACACAAAGAAATAATGGCTTCTTCTATGCAATAGTCGGGGAACTTTTGGGTAATCATAATATTCTCTCAACAGATGAGTATATAGACCAGTTGAGTTTCATTGATAGATTGCTGTCTGCTTATGGTAACATGGCATATAGCATAATTGCTGATTGGGAAGCTAGATGTGTCTCAATTTTATTGGAAGATGACAAGGAATATCTAGATAATTGGAAGGTATTCAAAAATGGATTACTCGAGGATATTGTAAAGACAGCTAAAGATTATAGAGATCCCAACTTGATTGAATCTTTTAATCTTCATATGGATTCTCTCAAGATACTTAAGGAAGTAAATCCAAACAAGGTTGCTCAAGTTTTTGGAATGTGCAAATTGGGAGGAAATCCGAGTGTCTCACCTGTTGATGCCTTTGAGAAGGTTAAGTCTATATCTAGAAGACAAAGAGCTGCACTCAGTCAGTTTTCAGATAATTCATTAGCTAATCTATGTGAAACTTTTGCTATAAGATATAGAGATCAACATGGCTCTTGGCCACCAATAGATGTCTCTCAATTAGATGACACCAGCTACCTGTTTGAAATAATTAAAAACAATTATCCCTTGTCAAAAGATCATAAATTCTATAATTATATGGATTGGATTCATGTCAACTTTGAGAAAGCTTTTAATATAACGGATGATATTATGATTTCTGACTTATTGTCTGATAAAACTTTATCAGCTTATAAAGATGAAATTATATCAACTTTAGAGGCTTATGGTAGTATAGGAAATATTAGAGACAGATCCGTTATTGTCAGATTTCTAAGAGAACAATTTAAATCAGTGAGACAATTTTTGGATGAGATTGAAGAAGAAGGCTTTCCACCAAATTCAGAAATCATTGCTCTCAGAATAAAGGAACTAGAATTAAAATTAGATGGTAGATGTTTTGGAATGACTACTTTCCTTGTCAGAACATACATAGTCATAACAGAAGCTATATTGAAGAAACACATGTTACCTTATCTGCCGGAGATAACCATGACTGACAGTTACATAGCTTTGACCAAAAAGATACATTCAAATACTAGATTCATGAAAGAGCATCTAGAAGGACATTCACATCTAATTATGGTCAGCATGGATTTTGAAAGATGGAATTCAAACATGTTAGGTTCTGATACTGCAAAGGTCTTCAAATTTCTTTCAAATCTTTTTGGTTTTAAAAGATTATTTACCCGAACAGCAGAAATGTTTGTTGACACTTTCTATTATCTTTCTTCCAATGGTGTGGGATACACATCTGACATATTCAAGGAAGAAAGAGCACAGACCTATCCCCCAACATATAAAGGTCAACTAGGTGGAATAGAAGGATTAAGACAGACAGGATGGACTATAAAAACTGTCGGGGATATTTTGGCTGCGCTTAGAGGATCTCCAGTGGAATTTAACATAATGGGACAAGGAGATAATCAAGTACTCTTATTTGAGTATCACAAGTCCATGAGTCGAGATATGGTTAAGTATGAACACGAAAGAAACATGAACAAATTGTTCTCATTCTTAAAATTCTCAGGACCACCTTTGAAACCCAAAGAGACTTGGCAGTCTTCAATTCTTTTTATCTATGGAAAGAGAATCATATATCATGGAACAGAGTTGGATCAAGGACAAAAGAGAATCTATAAGTGTTATGAGATATCAACTGAGGGTCTTCCCACAATGGAGAGTGCCTTGTCATCATTGGTTGCAAACTGTATGGCATCAGTTCAATCATCTACAAATGGGCTATTATCATTATTCCTGTACGGATATAGAGCAGCAGAGATCTATCTTAACTCCTCTTATTTCTCTTATGTTGGCTCTAACCTTCCTCTCTTGTGGTCCAATATAAAAGAACAATTATCTTTCCACATACAAAAAATAGACAAGGTAAAGGGAAAGAAATTTGTCTACAAACACAAGTATACTTTCGATTCTATAAACGCACATCCAGAGATAGAATCAAAAATTGTCTCCATGTTGAAATCAAGATCCAGTGATGTTGTTCTTGCTCTAATGCTCCAACCTTCAATCTTGGGTGGTTATCCAAATATGAATCCAAATCATATGTTACTGAGAAATTTTCCTGATGTACTGGTGGATGCTATCACGTTCCTCAAACATTATCAGGCAGTTACATCAAGACCTCTTCTAAAAATATTTATAACATCAATGTTGGATCTTCATCTTTGTCCAGACAAGAATCCAGAAAGACTCATGTTAGATCCAATATCCTTAAACATTCCTAAAGCAACGTCACCAGGAGACTCACTGAAACGAACTGTAACAGAGGTGGTTCAATCAAGTCCAGATACAAAAAATCAACAATATAGAGAAGTGTACTCAGCTGCACTTCAATCTGTATCAGAATTGGCAGATCATCTCTTTACCATGAAACCGTTGAGACCTCTAGTAATGAATGAAATATATAAGGCTACACAGCCAGGAATTGCAAATGCAATGATTCAAAAATTTAGTAAAATGAATACATTAGTTCGGATTGCCATGTTTTCAAGAGGAAAAAGCATTGTTGATGATCTAAAGATACAAGATGAAGAATATTTCTCATGTGTGATTTTCAATTTGATCTCTTTTACTCTAGTGATTGAGGAAATGTGTTCTCGTATACGAGCTGACATCATGAGAGATGAAAGTTGGGGAAAACCTATAGAAGGTATATCTGCTGTTCATCCATTTGATGCTCTGATTCCAAGAGCTCATATATACTGTAGAGGAAATGAGGAAACGGACGGTTATATTCTTTGGAAGTTTAGAGATACGGCAAGATTACCTCACATTGGAATAAAACCCATCGGAGATTGCACACCTAACTTAGGAACTGTCACAAGAGAAAAATACAATCATGAGAGTAAGAAGTATATAGTAGAATTAGCTCAACCTGTATCAAGAGCTGCAGGTCTCATGAGATATCTAAACTGGGTGGCTTCTGAGAATGGACATTTGGAAGTTG